GACTGATAATGAGGGATGGGGGCCGTTGCTCGTGATTGGGGATGAATCACAAGAAGAGGGAATAATTCTTGGCAGTAAACTTCCTCTGATTAATTTCTGCCCGTGGTGTGGGGTGAAGGTTGAACATACGTGGACTGATATAGAGGAAACTTCTGAATAAGGGGACATGTATGGTTGTGAGCCAGCTCTATTCGAGTCACATAGGACCCGCACACAGTTGTCACAAGGTGGCCATACTACCGACCCGCCCTATCACTTATTTATATCCTGCCCGCTTGACTTTCACCCATGAAACGTGCAGCCTTCTCTCAGCGTGGTGAAGAATACGGATACTTCTTGCGAAAGATGCTGGTTCGACTCCAGTTGCACTGAAAAGTGTAGTGCGTGGGCACAAATACCCGTGATCGACTGTTCCCGCTATATAAACTAGGATAAGGAACCACTAAACATGTCAAACTGGTTTTCAAGTCTCGCCAGCGCAATCGCAGCTCTTCCAACTGGTGCCGCGTCCTCTGCATCCTCGGTCAGTACGACAATCTCAGGCTGGTTCTCGAACAAATACAGCGCGATCACGGCGACGTTGGAGGACCTACAAAACGCCGGTCCCGCGGCGAATCCTGCACAGCTTACCGGCCTATTGCAGGAACTGAACGTGCAGTTCGCGGCAGTTCACGGCCTACCCGGCGCGGAGTTCTCATTTGAGACTACCCTTGCTGGACTTGTTGGCAAGACTGACGCCACTTCAGTCAACCTGTGGGCGGCAACCTGCGCAAATGCAATCTCAACACTAACAAACGCCAGCAGTTCAATCCTTTAAGGAGACTTACATGATTAAGCCTACCATCGGCCGAATCGTTTGGTATCACCCTGGTCCGAACAACAGTTCCCTTCGCCTTGACACACAACCCTTCGCATCCATGGTCTGTGGTGTAGTAGATGACAGCACCGTCAATCTAGTCGTGTTCGATGCCAACGGCTATCCTCACCCAATGAGTGGCATTCATCTGTGCCAGGACGACGAACAACCCGAGCAGTACACTGCCGAATGGATGCCTTACCAGATCGGCCAGGCCAAGAAGTACGAAGAGGGCACTGCCCCTGTCCTCGACGCGAAGCTCGCGAAGATTCAGGAAGACCAGGTCGAACTTGATCGGCGACTTAAGTTGATTGAGTCCCGTCCCACGTCCGTCGATCTACGGTCTCCTGACGACCCGAACTACGACAATCGACGCGACCTTTACGACGAACCAGAAAGAGTAATCCCTCCACTGCAACCTAACCTACCTCTAAAACCCGGACAGTCCAACGTCGAGGCCCAGCGCGCCCAAAACGACGCGAAGCGTGATCGGGAGGCCAACACTCTGAAAGTAACCGGCGGGGACCAGATCGCGGGCAGTACTCCCGACGGCCCAGTAAAACTTCCACCCCCGCCAAAGGCCGAACAGGCTAAAAAGTAACCTCCCGAGACTGTCGTGAACCTTTCCTTCGCCAACCTTCGTCGCGAACCTACCACAGCCGAGGCACTTCGTGAGGTTACTGCCCGCGATCTCACGAACCTCGACGCGACGAAGGACACTTCAGAACCGACAGTCGCGCGCATTCGTGATTCCCATCACTCCCTCGCCCGCCTGATCGCCCTCGGTAAATCTAATGAGGAAGTCGCGGCGATCACTGGGTATTCCCCTGGTCGAATCAGCGTCCTCCGCACGAAAGACCCTGCGTTCAAGGAACTCGTCGAGTTCTATCGTTCCCGCGTCGATGAACAGTTTCTAGACTTCACCTACCGCACTGCCGAGATGCGAAATGACGCCCTCGCAGTTCTCCACGAACGCATCGTTGAAGACCCGGATCGCGTTGAAAACAAAGAACTTATCGAGGCCCTGAAGTTCTCCGCGGACCGTACTGGTCACGGGCCGAAAACGAAGTCCGAGGTCGCAGTTAACTTCTCCCTGTCCGCGTTGATCCGCGAGGCCGAAGAGTTGGAACAGAAACAAATAACGATTGAGGGGAATCCCTCCTGATCACCGACGCCGAAGTCATCCTCCGCTGGAAGCGTTCCCCTGCCACTATGGTCCGGGAACTCTTCCACGCGGAACCTGACCTCTGGCAGGAAGATGTCCTCGAAAACTTCCCCACACGAGAACGTCTCGCCATGCCCTGTTCCAAAGGCCCAGGCAAAACTGCAGTCCTTGCCTGGCTCGGCTGGAACTTTCTCCTAACTCGCGATCAGCCCAAGTGCGCCGCAACCTCCATCTCCGGTGACAACCTCCGTGATAACTTCTGGACTGAAATGTCCAAGTGGTACCAAAAAGCTCCACTTCTCCAGCAAATCTTTACCGTAAACAAAGAACGAATCTTCTCTAACGAGTTCGAAGATACCTGGTGGATGGCCGCCCGGACCTACAGTGTCAACGCAGACCGTTCCCGTCAGGCAGACACCCTCGCCGGACTTCACGCAGATTACATCCTCTTCCTGGTCGACGAGTCCGGCTCCATGACTGACGCGATCATGGTTGCAGCGGACGCAGCACTTTCCTCCTGTAAGGAAGGGCACATCGTCCAGGCCGGAAACACCACCCAGACCGCTGGCCCACTCTACCGTGCAGTCCTGAACGAAAATGGCCTCTGGTACGTCGTCCGCATCAGCGGCGATCCCGACGACCCAAAACGTTCCCCGCGCATCCGCAAGGAATGGGCCGAGCAGTTCATAAAAGAAAATGGCGGCCGAGACAATGACTACGTCCGAGTCAACGTTCTTGGCCTATTCCCACGCACTGGCTTCAACGCCCTCATCGGCACCGATGAACTTCGCGAGGCCTCTCGCCGCATCTACAACGAGTTTCATATCGGCCGAGTCCCCCGTATCCTCGGAATCGACGTAGCTCGCCAGGGCACCGCGTCATCAGCTATCGCCCGTCGGGAGGGTATCCAGCTGTACCCTATCCGTACCTGGCGCGGCCTTACCGGAGTCGACGGTGCGAGTATCACAAACCGGGAGTGGAGTGACTGGAACGCCGACGCCTGTTTCATCGACGCCACCGGCGGGTTTGGTTCCAGTTGGATTGATCAACTTCACCTGCTCGGCCGCAGTCCCATCGGCGTCCACTTCAACAACAAGGCCTCCCAGGCCGACCGTTACACTAACAAGCGTAGTGAGATGTACTTCGACTTCGTAAACTGGATCAAAACAGGCGGAGCCATCCCTGACGACCCGGAGTTATTCGAGGATCTCTCAAACACCACTTTCTCAACTGCGAAAGGTATCCTCGCGCTGGAACCTAAAGAAACCGTCCAGGCAAAACAAAACGGCCGCAGCCCTGATAAAGGCGACGCGGGAGCACTGACTTTCGCCGAACCAGTCTCCTTGATCCGGCGGAACGTCGGCCGGTTCGTTCAAAACATAGCCGACTACAACCCGTTCGCGGTGATGGAAAAAGAGTTCGACAGGACGTATAGACAATGACTGACCAACAGAAACTAATTGAAATTTTCGGTGTCATTACTTCCGCGCTGTACCTTATAGGCGTTACCCTTCTCGGGGTCTACACTTCCCATCTTTACGCCAGTTATCTGGCCGTCGCAACCTTTGGCATCTGTTACTTCGGTTACCTCGCCCAGGCGATGGCTCCACAGTCCTATACCGCAATCGCCGTAACCGCCCTTTCCATCCTGACAGGCCTTGCCGCAGGCATCACGGTGCTTTTATGAGTATGCTCTTAAACGGGCCATCAGCCCCTCCACCACCTCCACCACCACCAAATCCAGCCACTCTCGCATCAACACAAACTTCTGGCACGGCTTCCGCCCAAGCCGCCGCAGCCGCTGCCGGACAGGGATTCGCGGGTACTATCGGTAGTGGCTCACAGGGCGCACCTCCTCCTGGCGTTGCCAAAGCTTTGTTAGGTCAGGGATGAGCGATACTTCCGCATACGAGGAAAGTGGCCCGACCTTCCTCTCCGCGCAACCGCTCACGCGGACCTATAAAGACACCTCCAATGAGGACTGGGACATTATGTTCTCCGTCCTCGAGGCTCGCCTCTCTTCCCTGCGAAGCTGGCGCTGGGCTAAATGGGCTTATTGGCAAGTCCTCGGCCGTTACTTTCTTCCCTTTCGCAATATATGGATCGTAGTTGCGAATAAGATGACGCGAGGCCATCCAGTCAACGACGCGATCATAGACTCCACTGGCCTCCAGGCCGTCCGTACTTGCGCATCCGGCATTTGGACGGGCCTGACCTCCCCAAGTCGTCCGTGGTTTAAACTTGACCTCGCCCTCCCCTGGATCAAACTCGACGCAGCAGGAAAAGAGTGGATACAAGACACCCAGGATCGCATCTACGCCGTCATGAAGGGCTCCAACTTCTACTCCCAACTTGCTCAGGCTTTCAAAGACCTTGTTACCTTCGGCACGGCCATAGTCATCATCTACGAAGACTTCGAACAGGTGATCCGGCTCTACGTCCCCTGCGCAGGTGAGTACTACATTGACGTCGGTGGCCGCCTCGACGTCGACACCATGTACCGAGAGTTCACCTACAATACCCTCCAAATCGTAGACTGGTTCAAGGTCGAGAACTGTCCCGAACAGGTCGTGCGAATGTGGGAACAGGGCGGCGCAGCGCTTCAAAATGAGTGGGTAGTCGCACATGCGATAGAGCCAAATACTCCAGTTTCACGTAAACGCCGCGGTGATGGACAAATCTTCCTCGTCCCGAAGTCCTTTGGCTACCGTGAACTGTATTGGCTAAAAGGGATCAAAACCAGTGATCCGCTGTCAAAGCGTGGTTTTCACCAAAAACCGTTCCTCGCCTTTCGTTGGTCCACAGTCTCAAACGACCCCTACGGCCATGGCCCGTGCGAGGACTGCATCGGAGACAACAAACAACTCCAGTTGGAGTCCATTCGTAAAGCCGAGTTCGTCGATAAGGGCGTTCGCCCGCCGATGGGAGCTTCACCCGAACTCCGAAACGAACCTGCTACCATCATCGCCGGTCAAGTCACATATGTAACTGCCGACAACGGTAAAAAGGGCTTCTGGCCTCTCTTTGAGCCTAACCCTGCATGGCTTCAAGGACTAACTGCCGATATCGCGATGGTGTGTGAGCGGATCAAGAATTGCCTCTACGTAACCCTCTTCATGGCGATCAGTCAGATGGAGGGCGTCCAACCCCGAAACGAACTCGAACTTAACAAACGCGACCTCGAACGGCTGCAGGAACTTGGTCCAGTCATCGAACTTGCAGAAAAGGAACTTGATCAGGCCATCCTACGCATCCTAAACATCTTAACTCGGCGTAGGATGTTAGGCCCAATCCCACAGTCCCTGCAAGGTGTTCCACTCAAAATCTCTTACACATCTATAATGCGTCTCGCACAACAGGCCAGTGAATCCATTGCGATGAAAGATATCTTTCAGATAGGCGGAGCACTTTCCGCAGCTGCGAAGGCGGGAACTCTACCTGATCCACTCCGTACACTCAATCTAGATTGGGCACTACGCCACTACGCCGAACTAAACAACGGCCCGTCGAAGATGTTTTTCACTGACGGCGAAGTCGCTGCACACGACAAGATACGAAGTGCAGAGATGCAGAAAGCGCAAATCCCTGGGCAGGCAATGGCTGGTGTCCAAGCTGCAAAGACGCTTTCAGAAACACCTACAGGACCAGGTTCCGCGTTGAGCGCTATGCTTGGCGGGGCACCGAGTGTTGGAGGAAATGGGTGATGCGAAGAATCAATATTCTCACTATTATTTTTACTTTCTTCCTATACACTACGGCGGCGTTTGCGCAGCTTCCGGGTGCTGATGGTGTAAGCATTGGATCGCCGATTAATCTAAACGGACAATCCTGCCCAACTGGCCAAAACATCTATAACAACAATGGTGTTGTTGGTTGTCAGGGGGGTAGTAGTGGCTCCGGCACCGTCACCAGCGTTGGCGTAACCGCTGGAGCCGGCGGCATCTTGAGCGTCGGCACGCCGACCACTACGCCCATGATTGCCGTCGCCGGAACGTCGGGCGGCGTCCCGTGCTTTCCTAGCGCCACGTCAATAGCGTCCAGCGGATCGCTCGCGGCTGGCGGGCTCGTGATCGGTGGTGGCGCTGGCGCGTGCCCGAGCACCGACGCTGGGATTTCCTACACGTCGCCGGGGCAGTTGGCGCTGATCGGCCCGTCGGCGGCAATCATAGCGCCTAATGTTGGTATTGACTCGATTTCTCAATATAATGCGGCTGGCGTTATTACGACGACGACGGGCACAATTTCGTCCGGGCACAATTCCCTTGTCGTCGCATCTGCCGCCGGATGGACGGTTGGCATGGGCATTGCCGTCCATAATGCCGGGGCAGGAGGAAATACCGAACTGGTCACGACGGTATCGGCGATCGTCGGTAATACATTTACCCTAGGGGCTAATGCGTCGGCAACCGCAACGGGCCAGATCGTTAATCACGATGATACCGCAGCAATCTCCGCCGCGATAACCGCTGGCGCAAGTTCTGGGCAGCCAGTTCATCTCCGGTATGGAAACTATAACATCACGAGCGGTTTCACTATTGGCACGCCGAATGATTTTTTCGGTGATGGACCATACGCGACAGTTATTTGGAATAGGAGTACGACGGCAAATATCTTCACTATCAACTATGAAATCCCTGGCGGAGGCATGTGGATAAGAGACTTCGCAGTTTCGCAAGCCGCTACTATAACTCCTTCAGCTGGGTACGCATTCAATATTGCAAGCGCATCAGGTGCCGGACAGTATGTGCAGTCTCTTCGCATGTCACACATCAATATCAATAATACATGGGGAGGAATTTTCACAGGGACAGGAGTTATCTCGAATTGGTTTACTGATATTTTTATAAATAATCTTGTTGGGACAAACAATGGAATACTAGTTAATAGCCCGTCGCCAAGCGGCGATAGTCATTTTGATAACATTGAAGTGAATAGTCAGGGATCAAATACGGGCGTTGAACTTGTGTCTTCTGACACGACGGAGTTTACTAATTTAAAGATCAACGGAGGTGCTGGTCTGTTATTTGCTGGCTCGGCCCAAACTAGCGTGACAAGAGTTCGGTTCGTCAATCCAAGCATCGAAGGGATCACTTCGTCTCCGGCCTGTCTAGTAGATTTCGGCACAAACGGCGCGACGCAAATTCAGTTTATCGGTGGAGGTATTGGGTTAGGAGTTGCAACTTTATGTAATCAGGCGAATGTAAATCAATTGGAGTTGGTCGGTACAGATGAATATAGTCCCGGCAGCGGGCTAACATATTCATTTCCTAATCCATTTCAGTTGGTCCTGGGCGGAACGAGCCGTCTTGACTTTAATTCTACATACGCAAATAACTGGTTTACCCCATACAGTGTTGCTATAGGAGCCACAAACCCTGTCGGATTGGCTCTATTTAGCACTGCTGGAAATATATTTATGTCGTCTTATTCGGGTTCGCCAAATCAATTAAGCTTTGGAACGACAGCAGTTATCGGATTTAACCCAAATGCATCGGTGAGCGGGGCAAATACGAGCGGGTTTTCCTACGTCGGGGCGGGTATAATCGGTGTCGGAACTGGAGCGGCTGGAAGCGTGGCAGGGACAATCGAAGCAGACGTCCACGCCCTAGGCGTGCCTCACACGGTGGCGGGACTGCCGACTCCTGCTGTTCCTGGCTTTTCTTTTGTAACTGACCAGTTGACGGCTTGCGTAGGAGCTGGACTAGCATTAACCGGCGGCGGTGCAGTAAAATGTCCGGTGTTTTATAATGGATCAACTTGGGTAGGAATGTGACATGAAAACCAGTGAGGCAATCTTGAGGTATCTTGTTCTGTCGCTCATGTTTTCGGCTGCGTCAGCGGGGGCGGCCCAAGAAGCCCCCATCTTGAGCGCCGACGATATCCGCGCATCACTTGCCGAGTGCCGCAATCAGTTTGGCGCGACGACGAAAGCCTACGTTGAACGCGCAGAAGATTACGCGGCAAATCTCAGCCATGCCAACACGATGATTGCGGCTCTACAGGACACGATCAAGCAAGACGACGCCGAGCAGGACGCCGAGCAGGATGCCGAGCAGCAACCGAAATGATCGCCGTCACCATATACTTAAGTTAGTCCTGTAAGATACTTTACTAACTGTTCGTGACATTCTGTACCTTTAGTGTATCTATTTTTTATGTTTGGCCAACCCGTAGCTACTTGTTTAACTTGCCAAGGTTCTAATTCAAATTTTATGAGTCTTGCAAATGCTATAGGATCATTTCGATAGCGTTCTAAGTCTTCTACGGTGCGGATAGTTCTATTGATATAAATAACCTGCTTCGGCTGCACCGACAGTTTCATCAAACCATCAATCTTTACTATCGCCGGCGCGGCGAAAAGACTTCCAAGTCCGAATAAAAAGTTCCGTCGGGGGATCATTAGTAGTCCATCCATTTGAAACCTCTGTGTTTTGCTGCATCTAGATCTATATAATCGTTTACTGTGCCTGGCCTGCCGCCAGATTGAAGCAGTGGGCGTCCCTCCGTTACATTTTCCACTCCCCTAACCTCACTATTCTTAAAAGTCCATATTTCATTGGTTTTCAGCAAAACTACCCACTGATCATCATAATCTGGCCCCGGATCACGAAAAATTATAGCCTCGCCAGACCCTTTTGGCGTCATCAGTGGTATTCGTGGGTTAAGTTGTAGGATCATAGGCTACCTCATTCAATTCCCAGTCAATTGGATAAGAATAGTCTTCTACATAGACTTCAGCACCAAGTTCTTCTCCGAGAAGTTTAGTATATGCCTCCCGTGCTTGTTCCTGTGTTAGATATTGCCCGTGTTTGTTCCTGTGATTACATAGTGTAGCATCACGAACCGCATGAATCACATCCAATTTCTTGATCAGTTCTTCTGCCTTCTCTTTGTCTTTCAGTATTAAAAATGGTGTAGTGTTTCGAGAAGAATAACACCCGACTCCCATCACAATCACATATAGTTTCTCAGTCATTCATATTCCCTCCCAATTTCTTCGCTAGATTTACGTTTAGGGTAAATAGCAATTACATTACTTGCTATTCTTGCCCAAACTCCGAATTGCGGGACCTTTTTACTATTTACTGCCAACGCAAATTCCAGTGGTGATACTAGACAAAGTTCCTCCCACCACCAGCCGGCCCGTCTTATATAAATACGCCTGAGTCTCATAGTTCCACAACCTTTTCAATTGCAGTACTCATCAACAGATAAGATAGATTGGCAATTTCAGTATTTATAAGTATTGGTTCAACCATAGGTACAATCCAAAACCATTGTCCTATATTATCGTGAGGGATTTCATTTAGATGCACACAACTACCAGCTATATACAGTGCAGCTATCACTTCTTCACGTGTCATTCCACCACTCTCCCTGTCTCCATTACCCACTTATCCAGGTCTTCCCTTCTATAAACCGTCCTATTTCCAAACTTCATAAACCTCGGCCCATGTCCTTTATTTCCATTACTCGCCAAATTATTTAATGTGTAAAAACTGATCTTCCGTCCGATACGTGTCAGGTATCGCGCAGCTTCTTTTCGAGACAGGAAATCAGCCGTATCCATCAGCAAATCCATTACCGTGTATACCGGCATGTTACCATATACCCACGTTCCATGCAACCCCCATTGCCTTTCCATTCCTTTTCGTGCAGCCTGCCCTCTCCGTGTGAGAGCTTCCTTTGGGCGCGCTAACTGAAACCGAAATTTTCGACCAAATGTCTGAGTCCTTCCGGCTCGCCGTCGAGGCGTGTGAAAAACTCGCAGTTATCCCCAAAAAGGGCCGGACCTACAAAGCCCTAGTCGAACACCTCTCCCTCCTTGAAGGCTGCTGCCGTCAGGTGGCCTACTGGCGGGGTGGCGACACCCGCTGGCTCTTCATCGCCAAAAAGATGGCCGAGTTCCACGCTCAGGCCGGGGGATGGCTTCGTGGCACTCCAGTACCAAATGCACCATACCTCGCCACGCCGAAGGCCCAGATGTTCGAACTCTTCCACTTCCTTGCAGATTACCTGCGCAAGGGCGAACAACTGGCCTGGGCCTGCAAAGACCAGCGAACTGGCCGAATCGGCCCGATCCTTCCTATCCCTGTTTCCTCTGGCGCACTTCCTAAATACTACCCTGGCACCCATATTCTCCAATGATCGATGATGATGAAGAAGAACTTCCTGAAAATGCCCCTGACGACGCCGCCGACCCCAAACAAGTCGAACGCAAGCGTCGCCGTAAGCGCAAAGTCGCCGACGAGGCTGGAGATTTCTGGCGTGGAGTTTTCGCCACTGAAATTGGTCGCCGGGAGATGTGGGGGCTTCTTACTGCAGGTGGGTTCCTTAACACTCGTTTCGATTGTGGCCCGAACGGTTTCCCGCAACCTGAGGCTACTTGGTTCCATGCTGGCGAACAGTCTCTCGTCCACCGTTACTACGACTCCTGGGAAGTTCTTGACTACGACGGAGTCCGTCTGATGCGCCGCGAACATGACGGTAGATTCTCGAAATGAATGATGATCCTGTTTCCTCAGCTGTAGCGCCCCCCTCTTCGGCTGAGGGTACTGGAGCCGTCTCTCCGCCAGTAATCACTTCTGTGCCAGAGACGGCTCCAGTTTTACCGCCCGAAATACCTGCGGAGCCCGTCCATCCGGCTGACACGCCAACCTTCCTCGAAACCTTAAAGGTAAAAGAACCCCCGAAAGCGCTGGAACCGGCAGTAGAATCAGCCAAGCCTGTCGAACCTGCTAAACCAGTTGAGCCTGCAAAGCCTGTTGATGCGGCGAAATCTGTCGAGCCCCCGGCTCCTGTTCCCCCTGCACCAGTTGAATACAAGTACACCCTCCCAGAATCCCTTCGTATGGACGACGCTATTCGCACTGAAACCCATGCTGCGTTCGATGCTTTCCGCGCTGACCCTTCCACCGGCGCTCAGGGTCTGATCGACCTCCACAATAAACAAATGCAGGTCTATGCCAAACAGCTTGAACGCCAACAGATCGAAATCTTTAACAACACCCGGGCGGAATGGGTGAAAGAGATTCACTCCGATCCCCTAATTGGCGGCGCAGGACTTGAAACGGCCAAAGGCGTGATCGCTCGGATGAGGGATCAGTTCGTCTCAGACGCCAAACCTGGCACTGCCCAGTACGAAACTGACATGGCCGATTTCAATCGGATGCTCCGTATAACTGGTGTTGGCGAACACCCTATCTTCAATAAAATGCTCTATCGCGTAGGGAACGTATTCGATGAACCTTCCGTCCCATCCGCACCAGCGAAGCCACCTAAAGATATCGGCAAACCCCCAGCAGGTAGATTCCGCGATGTTTACACCCATCCTAGTTCTAACCGGAGTTAATTAAAATGGCAACTGGCGCATGGCCTACTATCGCGGACGTTACCAGTCGTATGACTGGCGCGGGCGAACAACATCTTATCGCGGAAATGCTTTCGCAGTCGGTTGTCCTTCCTGAGGACATGCCTGTTCGTGAAGCCTCGGAGATGGGCGGGCACGAGTTCGCCTACAGGACCTCGATTCCTGCGGGGCAGTGGCGCCAAATCAATATGGGTATCCCATACTCTAAGAGCACGACCGGTAAAGCACGGGTCGGCCTGGGAACTCTTGAAGACTACAGCCAGGTCGACCGTCTTCTCGCAGAAATGACTGGAGACATCGGCGAGTTTCGTGAGTCCGAAGACGTCGCCTTTCTTGAAGGTATGGGGCAGACGGCGGAACAGACCTACTGGTACGGCAACACCGCTGCCAACCCTGCCGAGTTCATCGGCCTTTCTACCTACTACAACACAGTTTCAACTGCGAATGCACAAAACGCGGTAAATGTGATTGATGGAGGCGGAACCGGGTCTTCGAACTGCTCTATCTGGCTCTGCTGCTGGGGAATGCGTACCGGCTATCAGATCTATCCTCGCGGGACCAAAGCCGGTCTTGTTATGGAAGACAAGGGAGACACCGTCCCAGGTTACGACTCCCTTGGAAACCGTTTCGAGGCCTACACAACTTGGTTCCGTCATATGATGGGATTGTGTATTGAAGACTGGCGCTACTTCGGCCGGATCGCGAACATTGACGTAACAAACGCGGGTCTTGCTGGCACCATTCCCCTCGATATCTTCGCGACGATTCGTCAGCTTCTTTTGTTCCCGCCGCACCTTACGCGATCGACCTCGGGCATCACTAAAACTGATGCACCGAATGATAGTGCCCCCGGCATCCGACCAGTTATCTACGTGTGTCGTACTGGCCGCCACTGGATGGACGTTCAAGCGATGCGCGATCGTAACGTGCTCATCCGCCTCGAAGACTACGCGGGTAAGCCCACGATGGGCATTGATGAAATCCCGATCAAGGTCTCGGATCAGTTGCTCACCACTGAGTCCCGTGTGGTTTAAGGAACACTTTCATGATCACTGATGCACTACTTTCCTTTGTCCCGATCGGATCGCCACTTTCGCTTGTGGCCGCTGCGGGAGTAAACATTCCGTCCCTTAACATCATCGATTTAAGTGGCGCAGGATTTGGTGTCACCCCACCATCGATCTGGGGAACTACCAATTCCTTCGGTCAGGCCGATGCGATGGGTGTTGGTGAGCGCCCAGAACTGGCCATTGCCATCGGAACGGCCCTCACGACTGCGAACAGTGCGACCCTGAACGCCGCACTTCAGGCCGCAGCGGATAACGGATCTAATCAGCCCGGAACCTGGCAAACCATAGGTGAAAGTGGCGCACAGACAGTCGCCAACCTTATCGCCAACACTGTGTTCTGCCGACTGCCTTGGCTTCCACCCTTTCCCGCAGGACTTCGTCCCAGGTTCCTACGTCTTCTATTCCAGGTCCCTTCTGCCACTAACTTCACCGCCGGAACTATCTCTTCGGCGCTTGTTGTTCCCCCTGGTGGCCGTGATGACACGTTCGCCAAATTCCAGCCTAAGAACTACGTGGTGTCCTAATGGCCGGTTTAGATAGTTTACGTCCTGTTACAGAGACTCCAGAGTTCCTCGCTGCGATGGCGAAGTTCAAGGAAGACCTGTTGAACGAACTCTCGGCGAAACAGCCCGCCCCAGCAGGTGCCTCAACTGAGGCAACCATGGACGCCCTGGCGATGGCCATAGCCACGCTGAACGATCAGGGTACTGGTCGCCGGCGTTTCTCTCCGCAGACTGTCAAAAAGTGGGCTGAAGCCCAGGAGCGGATGTTCGCCTTAATCCGGGCTGCACGCGTCGAAGGCCGTCCTGCTACTTACCAAGTCATCGCCAAAACACTCCTCGCGGACAACCTTCTCTCTCCGTTCTGGGCTGATGATGCTACGCATAAGGCAATGCCTACTGAAATCGATTGGGCCGGAGTCCCAAACATGGCGCTTGCGCCTCTTAATGACACTGCCAAAGAAATCTACGCCGCTTACAAGGATTCGATCGATCTTGTTGGCAAGGAAGTCCCTGATTTCCAAAAGGACGAAACCGACAACAAGATCATGATTCGGGGCAAGCGGATTCCTAAGGCTCGTGAGACTGTCATGTCCTTTGGCATGAATATAGCGGAAGAGTCCACCGGCCTCAGTGTCAAACACAAGTCCAGTATGGCCGGTCAGACGATGGCGAAGAATGTACTTGGAAGTATTGCGCCGCCAATCCAGGTTCCAGCTGCTTAAAGGAGAACTGAGTGGGCATTCCCGCTCCATTAGGTGTCGCTGCATCAGGTCTTCCTAACGCAGGAGATCAAGCTAACTCTGTCCTCTCAGGAACTTTCCTCGGTGTAGGTCCGGGCCGTTGTTTCGCCTTTCGCGGTCCAATGAATTTCGCCCTGTGGGCGTCGATCAACACAACGCTAACAACTACAAATGGTTCGCTCTCTGCAACAGTTGGCAGCGCAACCGGACTCGGCGTCGGAGCTAGTATTAACAGTGCAAACGTTCCCAGCGGCACCACAATTGGCGTTCTAGTAGGAACAACTGCAACTCTAGCCCTTCCAATAATTACTTTATCAGGAAACATCAATGCTTCCGGGGTGATTAGCGGTCTCGAATCAACTGCTAATCTTCTAGGTGCAACAGTTACTATTCCTTCCACACGGGAAGGAATCACCCTTCTCTCCGGAACTACAGTCACTGCAATCTTAACCCAGGCTGTGGCAGAAAACGTAAATGGCCCTGGGACCAAAGGTATAGTTCAACTTTCTGCTGCACCTACAGTCTTCCCCAACCAATCAGGACAATTTCCATTCGACTTCGCACTTACCAACAGCGCAGTTACAACCGGAATCGACACTGCTGCTCTTTTCACTGGAGCAGGCGTCACTTTTGGTGCTACAGTACAACTAGAGTGGTCTTTCGACGGCGGGAGCACCTGGCTTCCCTGCAACATCGGAGGCGGCGGAACTCTTGCGCAGTATAACGTCGGAACCCCTGTTCGTGTTACCTTCGGCGAACCTGAGCGAAACATTCTCTATCGCCCTAACTGTCTCGCCTATACTTCCGGCACGGTGAACTACCGAATAAGTACCACAGGTGCTGCCGCTGAGTCACTTGCTATTAGTTCAAGTATTTAGGAGACGTAAATGACAGTTCCAGCGAGTGGACAGCAACTAACTTCACCGATTGCAGTAGCTGGATCGTTCCCGTATAATGGTGGTGCGCAAGTCTCAGCTGTTCCTTCAAGCGGCGGCACGGTGACTTTAGTTAGTGGTGCGGGGTCTTTGACTGGACTTGCACTTACGGCTAACTCAATTATAAAGTTCACGCTTAAAACCGCAAGTGGTGCGATTAGTGGTGAACCCTACCTCACGGTAATCAGCGTCAGTGCGGGCACCGCCACCGTAGCAGCTGGTGGTAGCGATAACAGCACATACAACTATCTAGTCCTTGGTTAAGGAGACCAAAATGAATAAGTTGCTTCGATTCACTGCAGTCCTTTTGGCCAGCACTGCCCTTGCCAGTGCTCAGCCTTACCAGCCGCCGCAGATTCAATCCATTGGCCCAGCTGATCTATTTCAGGACGTTGTCAACGGTGTTGGGCAGGCACAGTCTTATTACGCTAGTATCTCTAGTCTCGCTGGAAGCGTCGGCATTGGTTTTCAGAACGACTTCTTGATAGGTGGACGCGCAGACGACAATTTATGGCAGGTTGGTACGACCGGGGCCAGTGTTACTGGCACTTTGACCTACGGTGGCCCAGACATGTGGGCCTACTGGTCCGGGACCAGCACAGCTATGACGATCACGAAATCGTCTACAGCAGCTGCACTTCCTGTTGGCAGTGCTAATACCTTTCGAATGCAACGAACTGCTGCACAGACTGGTGTCATCCAGATGTGCATGGCGCAGGAGATAAGTAGTAAGAATTCATACTACCTCCAAGGAAAAATTGCTGAACTTGACTTTAATGTCTACACGGGAGCGAATTTTTCAGGTACTGGGGTAACGGCATACATAGTAACTGGCACCTCCACCGATGAAGGTACAGTAAATCTAGCCTTCGGCCTGAACGCAGGTGGCGGCGGTTCTTCCGGTTGGACGGGGCAGGCGAACGCCACGGCTGCTATTATTCCATTGAGTACAGTTTCCGCAGCCTACCGCGTAGCAGCGGTCGCGAGTATTCCAGTTACTGCCACTGAGGTCGCCGTCGCCCTTTGTTACACTCCGGTTGGAACGGCTGGAACTACCGACGCGCTTTACTTCGACAACATCGAGTTGCGTGAAAAGGGGACGCTTAGCCTGTTTGTAAACGCGACAGCCGGATATGTTATGAATGGCTCGGTTATCAGCACTCCTCTTAACAATGGGACTCAATACGCTACGATACCCGGCTATTATCGTCGACTTGCTGAGGACGAAGCGAAGGCACAGTACGCTTACTATTACCGCGTTAATGAAGGTGCCACGGCGGGCAACATTCAGGGCACCGGGTATTATGATACAACTACCCACTGTTCCATAAATTTCACTTTCCCGCAGCCGATGTATAAAACTCCAACACTGGACGAAACTACGACCAGTATCTCAACCACGACCTGGAAAATTGCCCCAACTTCAGTTACTCCTGTGGTCTTAGCCGGTACAGGCTCTTCTGGTGCCATTCTACAAGTCGGATCAACGGCGGCTGCTCCGTTCACCATGGGTTCAGTCAGTTTCATCACGACCACTGAAACTCAGTGGATTTCGTGTGGCCTTGATGCGGCCGCTGGTTCTGGTTGGTTTGGGTTTAACGCTCGTCTCTAATGTTAACTGCAGCGGACGCAACGCGCATGAAATGGGGTAAACTTTCTGCAAAGACTCGCCAGAGCCTCCCCAAAGAGGACTTTGCCCTTCCAGGTAAGGGCGAAGGACCGAAAGGCGCTGGCTCCGGCAGCTACCCTATCCCAGATAAGAAACATGCACGATTAGCCCTGATGTATAGCAAACGTAATGCATCTTCAGCTGAACAAGAAACGATCAAGGAAAAAGTAGCCAAAAAGTTCCCACGGCTGAAAAACGCTTATAAAAAGGACTAATCACATGGCGTCCATGCGCGAGATGTATAAAAAGAAAGAGGATAAGAAGCCGGAGAAGAAAGAGGAAAAGCCCGAACCGAAAGGCGAACCAGGGACTGAGGTTGCTGGGGGCATGGCCCTGCCAGAAAAGCACGCTTCCGAACGCGAGGGTATGCACAAAAAACATCGCGGTGAACGTCGAGATATGCACGGGAACCACAAAAACGAGCATGATCAGATGCACGAACGTCATCAAAAAGAACAGGATGAACTAGCTGCCCGCCAAGCCGCTGAAATGGCTGCGCCTCCACAGGCACCACCAGGCGGCGCAGAACCTCCTGCGCCGGGTGGACCTCCCGGCGGTGCTCCGCCACCTCCTGTAGCTGGTGTATAATAAAATGTTTTATGCGTGGAGCACATTTCTCATTATAATATTATTAGTTGGGGGCGGATATATAACTCTTTATGGACTTGCTGGTAGTATGTCTGATAGTGCTACTTCTGGTTATGGAAGAGAATTTCTTATTGGTGTTAGTATGTGTATAGCAGGATTTATTCTGCTTGGTATTCAATTAGTAGTTTGGTATCGTAGCTAGGAATCTGTTTATGTCCGCACAAAACTTCCTTTCCTGCTTCAACGAAACTGAGAGTTTCGAAGGAGGATTCGTAGATAATCCGCATGATCCTGGCGGGGCCACTATGGCCGGGGTCACACAGGCGACGTATAATATCTGGCGAAAGGCTATGCATCTAGTACCGGCGGCTATCCGCACTTCGACTGTGGAAGAACGTCAGGATATTTACCGAATGTATTTCTGGAACCCGGTGCAGGGTGATAGGTTATTTGATGGTCTTGATCTGGTTATGGTGGATACAGCCTGGGGATCGGGTCCGACTGAGGCGATCAAGTTGCTTCAATCATGCCTGAAACTTCATGAGGATGGGATACTCGGAGAAGAAACCCTCGACGAAGTCACACATAGTTCACCCGTTCTTATAACGGAACTGTGTGCCGCTCGCCTTGCATTTTTCCAAAGTTTGTCTACGTGGAAATACTTTGGAAAAGGCTGGACGGCACGATTAGCTGGGATCAAGGCTAAAGCAATTGCAATGAACGTAAAACCGCCGTCTGCACTTGTGGCGGAAGTTACACTTAAGAATGAACCAGCTACTACTCTACCGGGAGCTGTCACCTATATAAACCTCCAGCCGTCGGAACCTGCGCCGCCCTCTCTTTACGAGCGCATCAAACAAGCTATTCTCAGTGAGCTAAAATAATGTGGAAACTTGTCGACATGGAAATGGACGACGAGACGCAGTACGATATGCTTATGGCAACGAAGCCCTTGTATCCCTGTGGACTTCGGATATGCCTAACCCACGAAGAAATTGATAAACTAGGTCTTGATCGTGCATGTAAACCAGGTGATTACCTTCACATTCAAGCCTTCGCTACAGTAACTAACGTTAACTTGAGTAACGATTGCTGCCGAGTAGAACTTCAAATCGAAAAGATGGCAGTCGAAGATGAACTCTCGGAAGGAGAAGAATGATGGCACACTTCGTTAATGATTTCGATCCACAGGCGCGATTGGTCTACACGACAAGATAGAATCAGTAAGCGAAACTGAAGTTGTTCCACCCAAGGGCAAATAAATGAAATTCTTACTTGCTTTCGCGTTAGGTCTACTTCTCGCCAGCAGTGCTCTTGCACAGCAAACCCTTTTGCAGGCTGGCCCTAATGCACCTGGACATGTCCCACAATACATTGGCGGTTTTGGTAACTCTCAACCGATAGTCCAAGATGGCGGTGGAGCTGGTGGTGGACCGCCGGGAACTAATCCAAATGAAATCGGTATCACGGTTCGTAGCCCGGTCAACTCCTATCCGGCGGCGAACGCTGGCAATGGACCTTACGGCACGAATTTCTGTGACTACGACGCGCCGACCACGAACGCGACGGGCTACCATTACCTTTGCCTCGACGCCGACGCCCAGGGCGGGGGCTTGCTGACCTATGGGGCCGGCGGCGGTGCATCGCAGCTTCCGCTCAGCTTCATCATCAACGGGATCACCTATCCCGTGCCCGGCACGCAGACCACCGGTTACGGCCCCGGCGTGGCCGCATTGCTCGCCGGGACGGCCTCGGGGAGCGGCGGCCCGGTCGGTTCGATCTCCCCGACGTTTACCGGCGAGGTTCTTGTTGGCGTCGCGGGCCAAGCTACCCCCGGCGTGATCAACTCTTATGGGAGCGGTACCGACAGCCTGGTCTTTGTCGGCTACGGCGCCGGCTCTGCGGCGTCTTTGTCTACCGATCCTGTCAGCATCTATCTCGCGGATTTCAGCACGTCGCACTCGGCGCTGCTCGATTTCCAGGCAGTCAACGGCGCGAGCGTCCTCAAAGACACGGCCTTTGCGATCAATCCTGGCTTTCAATATTGGGACGCCGGCCACGAAAACTCAGACATGGATTTCAACGGCTATATCAACGGCACCTATCAGGGGCTAGTCGGGATCAATGGCGGATGTCTCGCGGCCTACAACAATACCGGGATCGGGGGCGAGCCAGCTTGTACCGTCAACCAGCGCGCCAGCCTCAGTCCGGTCACTCCGGGAGGAATAGACATCGGGCTCGCCGGCCAGCCTTGGGGGTACGGCTGGTTTCAGCAGACCATCTCAGCGGAGTCGCCTATTGCGAACGGGCCGTCTCTGGACGTCTCTAGACAGACAGGAGTTGCTGTCCTGACGGGCAGTTATATCGCGTTCGCGACGGTGAGTGCAGCGTTCACGGTCGCAGTCTCCGACGACTCGCAAGGAGATATCGGCATATATACCTGCTACGGAGGCGCTTGTTCGTTCGTTGCCGGCTCATCTCCATTTGCTACATTCGTGACATCCACAACATCGCCGGCCACCTCGAAATCGTCTGTAGCCTACGACAGCGTGTCAGGAACCTATCGAATATATAACGGGTTTGCCGCAACCCATACATATAAGGCCGCCGTTACAAGGCTTAATTGAGAAGGAGCACACATGAAACTGGTGAAACTCACCGCGCTCGCGGTAGCAGTGCTGTACCTAACCGTATTGGCGCACGCCCAAGACGCCGACACAACCGCGCTCCATGACGCATGCGTGGCCAACGGCGAGACGCACGCTAGAGTAGCGCTCAAGGGAGACAGCGCCAACAGACCTGTTGCGCCCCGGTGGCGGCCAGGTTGGGACAGGATGTGCGAGACAGGGGTTGCCAAATACGAAGCCGAGAAGAAAGCCGCCGACGCGGCCAACGAGGCGACAAATCCCGCGCTGAAAGACGCCTCAGACGCAGCGCGTAGGCTGGGGATAATCCCATGAAGACCACGATAATAACAGCCGCCTTCGTCGTCTGGGCCCTCTCGCTGGCCGCGTTCGCCGAGGAGGCGATCGTGCCTTCTTCCACGGTGACGCTGACGCAAGCCGAGCTGGCGCAACATGACGAGCGGGTCGCGGCGACAGCCGTACTCAACTATATGGCGCGTCAAATCTCGGGCAACGCCGACCCGGCCGACGCGAAGATAGCGGCGGCGTTCCACTTGAAGCCGCGGCCATGAGGGGCACGTTTGTCTACCGCAACGGCGAATGGGTCCAGAAGCATGGCCCGCTCGATGTGCGCGAGCCGCCAGCGCGATCCGCGCTCGCAAGGATATGATGACGATCGGCAGTGTAATTCAAGATGTGCTGACATATCCGCTTACAGACGCAAGTGGGCGTGGAGCAGACTCCAGTAATGTTAAAGCTGGTAGTCTCGCGATCCGCATCTACGGCAAAGACAAGCTCGCCATGAGCCTTGATGACATCAGAATGATCATGGACCGCGCCAAGCGAATCGTTACTGATCCGATTGCTATAGCGCGCATGGAACAATACCTGGAACCAACTCCGGATGAAAAGAAATCGTGATTAGAGGCGGTATTGCCCTTAACTTCTACGATAGTCGCCAATCAAGCACTACAATTATCCGGTAACAACCAACCTCTTGTTACCGGGTCTTCCCCTAATTTTGACTCATCGCCTTCTGGTGTTATTTTATCCTATCTTTACCCATGGGTAGTTAGAACTGTTGGAAGACAGTTTAATTGGGACTTCTCTAGGACAACTGCTGCACTTGTAGTTACTGGTAACACGCCGCCATTCCCATGGGCTAATGAGTATACCTACCCAGCCAACGCCGTTCAGATTTGGCAACTCCTCCCGCCAGCAATATTTGATGTTAATGATCCTCTACCTATAAATTGGGTAGTTGCAAATAATTTAGTTACTTCCATTCAAACTAAAGTAATTCAGACGAACCTCGCCGCTGCTTCCGCTGTCTACGATAATCTTCCTCAGGAGTCTGTCTGGGACCCCGGATTCCAAGAAGCAGTTGTGCGCCTCCTAGCGAGTGAACTTGCTATGGGTAAGGATGGACGGCCTGATCTCGCGGAACAATACTACGAAAGTTCCGCTCAAATAAGCGGTTTCATGCAGGGACGTCGTGACTAGTTCAATTCAATCACCGGCTGACGCGATCAATGCAGCACTTACTGCACTCGGTTCTATGGATCGAATCGGGAACCTCTATGACGGGTCCATCATTTCAAAGAAAGCGTTGGATATCTATGGGCAAACACGTGACGCGCTGATGATAGATGGTGACTGGGAGTTCTTAGAACGAAATGTTAACAGTGTGTTACTAAAACAGGCTCCGATGGTTTATTTATCTCCGTGGACTTCACAATATCCACCACAACCTTGGATTTATGAATACGCTTACCCTGCTGATGCGCTCAAGATTAGATCAGTTAAACCTACTGCTGTGTTCGTTCCTAACTTTGATCCCCAACCATGGCCGTACAGTGTGGATAACGATAATAACTTTACTCCTGCGCAGCGAGTTATACTAACAAACGTCCCAAGTGCTATCATCGTCTACACAGGTCGAGTTACTGATCCTACTACCTGGGACGCAGATTTTACAGAGGAATTTATTATAGAGTTAGCAAAAAAACTTGCACCAGGATTAAAAGGCCTAGATGTAGAGAAAATCCTTATCCCAGAACAGGGTCAAGCCAAACAGATTGCCAAGAGTAATCAGGAATGAATACACCAACAGACATAGCCCAGCAAGCTATTGATGCCGCTGGTAGTGATACTGTCATTGGTGACATTGAAGAAGGTACGCGCGAGGCTCAAATCTGTCTCCGGCAGTATCGTCAATGTTTAATGCAACTGTTTCGGGGAGCACACTGGGACTTTGCTCGCGCGCAACGCCCGATGCAACTTATTGCAGATGCTACGCAGACAGTTTTGCCTAATATCGTACCTGTTCCCTGGCTTTACGAGTATGCATATCCAATCGACTGCATGAAAGTTAGATTTGTTCCGTGGAACCCGCCACAAAATTTACCTATACCACAGGGAAATATTGTTCCACCTAACCAGGGAGCATCACTTACTACCGCCCCGTCAACAATTCCTCCTGGTGGACGATTACGTCCAGCACGTTTTCTTTTATCGAACGATCCTAATTATCCTGCACCTACTGGGACAGTCAACTGGGAAGTTCAAGGCATTAGTCCTGGAGGACGTACAGTTATTCTAACAAACGTTCGGAATGCCCTTTTAGTCTATACTCAACTTGTTCTATATCCTAGTCAGTGGGACTCTCTTTTCCGGGCAGCAATGGTTGCCTTCCTTGCGGCAGAAATAGCTCTTCCACTAAACAAAGATAAGAAATTTGGCATGACGATGCGGCGGGAAAATTTTGGCATCCTAAAGCAAAAACTTGAACTGGCCCGAGTAGCAAACGGTAATGAGGCGTGGTCTTCTAGTGACTTCGCGACCGACTGGATTCGTTTTCGGCGAACAGGTTATGGTAACTGGGGTGGGGAAGCTGGAGGTTCTGGCGTCCTTGGTTACGGCTGGGACTCCTGTGGAGGTTGGGATATGGGCGGGAATGATTCGGCGTACTAATGGCAGTTCCTCTTATAAAGACAAACTTTACTGCTGGGGAAGTTTCGCCTAGTCTATACGGGCATGTCGATCTTGCTCGGTATGCTGCGGCATGTTCTACTCTTAGAAATTTTTATGTATCTTATCGAGGTGGGGCGTACAGCCGCGCGGGGACCTCATTTGTAGGCTTTTCTAAACAAACTGGGCGTAATTACCCCCCGCGAATGATACCATTTCAATTCAGTATAACGCAAGGACTCTCTCTGGAGTTCGGCGAGCAGTACATGCGTGTTGTATTCAATGGCTCGTTCGTAACTGAACCAGCTATCACTATAACAGGAGTATCAGAAGCGGTTCCTGCAGTTGTATCTGCGACCGCAAATGGTGTAACCTCTGCAACAGTTGCTAGTAACACAGCAGTTACCCAAACATACGCTCCCGGTGATACAGTTACCGTAGCCGGTGGGAATTATTCGACGCCAGCGGTATTAGCTGTCGCAACTACTACATTATTAGCCATTTCGGTAAATGAGCCTGGAACGAGCGGTGAATACGCCCCGGCAGATACAATAACTCTAGCCGGAGGAACCGCCTCTCCTGCGGCAGTGGCAACTGTTCAATCAACCCAAGTTTTACAGGTAAGTGTTGTCTCTGGTGGAACTGGAGGACCATCAGGCGCGACTACAGGGATAATGGAGGGGACTACAGGAACAGGGACTAAGGTTCTTGTAGAATGTAATCTTTTGTTTGGTGGTGTTCAGTCTATTATAGGAATTGTCGAAGCGGGGAACTATACAGTAAATCCAGCTGTGCCCTCCGCGGAGCCCATGGGCGGCAACGGAATAGGAGGATGTACATTTAATTTGACTATGGGTGTCTTATCTGTTGATGTTACAACACATGGGGTGTTTACACAGAATCCTCCAGGCGGAAACATGACTCAGGCATCAACGTCTGGGTCTGGAGTGGGCGCCACATTTTATTTTGCAATATTTGGTGTAAATACTGTCACTGTCTCCGCGCACGGAGTGTATTTCAGTACTCCACCTAATCCTGTTTCACAACTATCAACGTCTGGTGTCGGGTTAGGCGCGACGTTTACTTTATCTTACGGAGCGGTTGATGCGTTTAACAATGGCGACTGGGTCTATCTTAGTGGAATCATCGGCCCAACACAATTAAACAATCAAACCTATGTTGTTGAAGGCTCGACTACAAGTGGTTTTGAACTATACGACATTTACGGGAATGCGATAGATACCACTAGTGGACCTGCCTACGTCTCGGGCGGAACAGCAGCCCGGATATATACCCTTTCAACTATTTGGAATGAACAGGACCTTCCCTGGCTTAAATATTCCCAGTCTGCTGATGTTATGTCTATCTGTTGCGTGAACCAACTAACCGGAACAGAGTACCCTCCACAGGACCTTGAACGTTTTAACGACTATTTCTGGACGCTTACGCAAGCGAGTCCTGTTACATCTATTGATCCACCTACTGCAGTAACTTGCATTGCTAGTACTACAGGGACAGTTAACTATGAATATTGTGTAACAGCTCTAGCGGCGGATGGAACAGAAAGTATTGCGTCGGTCGCTGGAGAGGTCGGCGGTGCAGTTGATATTGCTGCGACGGCCGGAACTATCACAGTAACTTGGAATGCTGTTCCAAAGAACTACGGTTTCTACATTTATAAGTTCCCTCCCGGATATGGCGCGCCTATCCCCGCTGGATCACTTCCCGGATTTGTTGGACAATCTAACGGGAACCAGTTTATTGACAATAATATAGTCCCAGACTATCAACAAGTTCCGCCAACGCATCTTGATCCGTTCGCTAATGGACAGATATTAGAAGTAAACACAGTTGTTCAAGGGACTGGATATGTAGACGCGGAACTTAATATAACCACTTCCACTGGATCAGGATTCTCCGCCACTCCAGTTATAGTAGATAGCTCTATAACTGCCTGGATCATTAATAACGCGGGGCAAAACTACGCTTCTACAGATACGGGAACAGTTATTGGCAGTGGAACTGGGGCAACAGTTGCATTAGTTGTTGGCTCGCAAAGCGGTAACTACCCATCAGTTGTTAATTATTTTCAGGAACGGCGGACCTACGCGAATAGTCAGAATAACCCAGATACCTATTGGTTATCCCAACCTGGGGCTTACTTAAACTTTGATGCGAGAGTTCCGCCGATTCCATCCGATGCGATCACTGGCACGCCGTGGGGAGTTCAGGTTAATGGTATCCAGTGGTTAATTCAAACTTCTGGTGGACTTCTGGTTATGACCGGACTGTCTGCTTGGCTTCTTGTCGGGGCGGGCAGCTTCGCAACAAATGTCCAGCCGATTTCACCGACTAATCAAGATGCAGTTGTTCAAGCGTTTACTGGGGTTTCGCCACTCGTGGTCCCGATCAGGATAAACTACGACGTTATATATGTGGAGTCTAAAGGATCGTATTATTACGACCTGCCTTATCAACTGTACGCTTTGTCTGAACCAATAGACCTAACAGAAATATCTACACACCTCTTCACAAACTTTACTATCCTTGAAAATGCCTGGTGTGAACAGCCCAATAAACTACTGTGGGCAGTTCGCAGTGATGGAGTCCTTTTAAGTCTAACTTACTACAAGAGCCAACAAATAAGCGGCTGGGCGCGGCATGATACACAGGGGATGTTTGTAAGTGTGTGTTCTATTGTAGAACCACCAGTCGATGCGCTTTATGTAGCTACAGAACGTTTTCTTAATGCAGGTACCACGTATCTCGTCGAACGAATGAACAATCGACAGTGGGACACCCTCGAAGACGCATGGTGTGTAGACTGTGCTATAGAATATCCGTTGACTTACCCTAACGCTACGGTATCCGCGAGTTCCCCTGGCGGAGAAATAACAGGATCGACAGGGCTTGTTGGGGGTAATGGGTACTCGGCTGGAACGACATTTACTGTAGTTGATGCCAACGGGGAAGGACCGGGAACAGGCGCAGTAGTCACAGGAACCATTTCCGGGGGTGAGGTAACTGGACTTACTGTAGTTTCACAAGGTTCTGGGTATACTGCCCCGGCCGTTTACGCAAGTGATCCAGCAGGAAGTGACGGCGGATCAGGATTTAATGCAACGCTTACATTAAATACTAGCGTCACATTTACGGCCTCTACCTCGATATTCTCGTCAGGAAATATCGGTAGTGTACTTCGTATGGGGGGTGGTATAGCGAATATAACTGCCTACACAAACGGAACAACTCTAACGGGTGAATTAACAATTCCTATAAGTGACGTGATTGTTGACGGCAGCGCAACCTCTCCCCGACCACAATCACCAAATAATTGGAGTTTAACTCAGCCCATAACACATGTAACTGGACTAGAACATCTAGCTAATGAGTATGTGACAGGTCTTGCTGACGGACAGGTGATCCCGCTCACACAGGTATCTACGGCAGGAACATTAACTCTTTCGACTCCTGCCTCGCGGATCATCATCGGGCTCCCGTTTGTTGCACAACTACAAACCATCCGCCTTGATGCCGGATCACCAACCGTCCAAGGTCAACGAAAGAAAATTGCAGCTGCGACGATCAGAGTTGAAGCCTCAGCCGCATTTGAATCTGGTGAAAATCAACCTGACGGTGCTACGTTTAGCCCACTACAGTTGGCTCCGCAATGGAATAATCTTAATGTAGTTCCAAACAAATCCATACCGTATTTTGGAAACCCGACGTTGCCTTTGTATACTGGAGATGTTCGTGTCATCTTAGGAAGTGACTTTGCTACACGGGGTCAAGTGGCGATAGAACAAAACCTGCCGTTACCGTTAAGTATCCTGGCGTTGATACCTGAGATACTTCCGGGAGATATACCAGACCTACAAATTAAGGATAAGGGGAAACGCTCGTGAGCCATGCGTATTCAGACCGAATTGAGCCGGTCCATAGGTTCGAAATTGTAGAAGGGAAACGCTTTCACTGTGGACAGTTAGCTAGGACTATGCGAGAGGCACATGAGAAGGCAGTTATTAAACTTGGAGTGCGCCCGCATAGACAATTATACGAATGTTTTATGTCATCTTGGTATTGCAAAGCGTGGCTTATCGATGGTAAGCTTGCCGGGCTTGGCGGTGTGGAGGGACCGTTTATTTCGAGAATGGGGTATGTGTGGCTTGTTTTGGCGGAATGGGCTTCCACGGGCTTCCCACGTGCCGTGTACCGTGAAGCAAAACGGCAATTGGCGATCATGATGGACACACGACATCAACTCATAACTAATATCCTACTAGAAGACAAAGCCTCATACAACTTTGCAAGACACCTGGGATTTAGTTTAGTTCCGAACGACGAGAACCCCTTTTCGACAGTACTTATGGAATATCCCCACAAAAAAGAGATTGTCATGTAAATGGCTTTTGTTCCTGCACTCGCTTTAGCTGGTACGGCGCTAAGTGCTATTGGCACTATTGGTGGGGGTATTGCGCAGGGAAACGCTGCTTCGTATAATGCTGCGGTCGCAAAAAATAATGCTACAACTGCTGGGCAAAATGCAGTTTACTCTACCCAAGCCGGTGAAGTTGCTACGCAGGAAGAAGGATTAAAAGCGAGTGAACAGCTAGGTCAAGTTAAAGCCGGACTCTCCGCTAATAATATTGATGTTAATAGTGGTTCCGCTGCTAAAGTTATACAAGGTACTAGACAAATTGGTGCACTTGACCAAGATACTACGCAAGAGAATGCTAATTTACAGGCGTATGGATACCGTACACAAGCTACAGGCTACCAAGCCCAAGCAGGCCTTGATCAATATCAGGCAGCAGCCGCGCCAATTGGCGCTGATATTGGCGCTACGGGTAGTTTTTTGAGTGGATTGTCCGGAGTTGCTAAATTGCCTGGAACGTTTACTGCTGATGGTGGCAGTACCCCTGGTGGTAGCAGTGCCCCCTGGACGTTAGATCAATCAACGGCTCCAGGGTAACAATGGCCAACGTTCCTAACATCCTTCCTGATGTTCGACCTGATCCGCGGCCACCGGATGACTATCAGCATCAACAGGCTACCCCACAGGACTTCGGAAGTGAAATCGGGCAGGGATTAAAAGAGGCAGGTCAGGGCGTAAGTGTTGCTGCACAACATTTTGGGGAAATACAGACAGATGACGTGACGAATAATACTCTTACGCAGGGTAATGATTTAATAACTAAATTACATGCTTTAAAGGGGCAAGACGCATTAAACCAAGGCCCAGCAATCCGCGAACAACTCGCAGGTTTGTGGAAACAGGGGCGGGAACAACTTGGGACAAATCAACAACAGTTGCAGTATGACAGAGAAACTCGGGTGTGGTTCGAGCGAACGTGGCCGGGGGCGATTAATCAGCATTTGGATCAGCAGGCGACGGAATACGGAACTGCGACTAATTCAAAGACGATTGACGTAAATGCAAACAATGCAGCGTTATTCCCTGAAAAGGTGAAGGATTTCGCGAATAGTGCGCAGGCCGCTGCTGATCGGCAAGCCCATCTGCAGTACGGGCAAACTACTATTGATCCAAACGTACTTAAAGACGAACGGGAAAAGGCTGTTTCTAAAGTTTATATAGCTGCCGCGGAAGCAATAGCTGCGAGAGATGGTTGGCAGAAAGCGTTGGATTTTGCTAAAACTAACGAAAGTGCCTTTGGGGCAAGTTACGGTCCAATGACTGAACGCCTACGCGGGATCGGACACGGAGTAACAGTCAATGGTGTTGCACAAGATATTATTAGCCAGTCTTTTGGAACGCCAAGTCAATCCACACAGCAACCTGCAGGAACCCCACGTGTAACACCAGTTTCTACTGACCCGGCGGCAAAACCAGGATATAGTTATAATAGTGCCATAATCGGCCATGAAGGCGCTGGGACAAATACTACACCATATACTGATTCGAAAGGAGTATATCATCCACACGGGACAGGAGCATCTGCTGGTGGCTTTATGCCTGCAACTTGGGATGGCATCCGAAAGACACACACGGAATTAGGTTTACCTCCTTCCGCATCGGAGGCCAGTCTTGAACAACGTGATGCAGCACTTAACACACTAACTGCTACCAATCAAAGTTACCTTCGTGCGCATGATATAGTGCCTACAGATAAAAATACGTTCATGGCGCATTTTTTAGGTGCGGGCGGAGCAGTTAAGTTCTTTCAGGGAGCACAGAATAATCCAGCTGCTCCGGCCGCACCCTATTTCAAAGAGGAAGCAGCGGCCAACAAGACTGTTTTTTATGATGTTGCCACCGGACAGCCGCGATCATATGGACAGATTTATGCATTAATGACCAAAAACTTCAGTGGGGCGATTAGTGTTCCGAATGTTGGAGGAGGAATAGGATTAACGCCGCAGGGGTTCGGTCAGGTGGCGAATCCCCCTAGTGTACAAATGCCGGAGGAGGAAGAACAGTCAAGCACGGCACCAGCTACGTCAGAATCTTTACCTGTTACCCCCGCTTCAACTTCCGTCCCGCCACCGCCCGGAGTAGAAACTCCCGAGGATAAAATAGAACGATTGACCCTACAGCGCGATGACGCAATCTCTCGCGTGCAAATGCGGACTGACCTTGATCCGGCTGACCAGTTCGCAGTTGAAAAACAAGTCGAGGCACATTTTCGGGGAGCGATGATGGCGGCACAGTTAGACCAACAGACACATAAGGCCCGGATCAACGCACTTTCAAGTGATATCGATAAATTACTAAATGACGGCAATGTTCAACAAGCGTTCGATAAAATACACCAGCCTGGAACTGGTCTAAGTCCAGTTGATGTGGCTACTTTATCAAAGGCTATAACAATACGTATGGCTGAAGTTGATCCGTACACGCTTGGCCCTAAGTTTTACGAAACTAATGCAAGATTATTTCTTCCACCGGGCGATCCTAACCGGATTGGCTATGGGGATGATATGAAGATATGGGCACTTGAAGGTAACGGGTTAAATGCGAATGGTGTAAAAACTATTCGACAAAAAGCATTCGACATGTACCACAATGCAGATGAAAATGCACTTCAAATAAGATTAAAATCTGGGGCAGATACCGTCCGTGCTGACATAATCAAAGATAATATTGATCCGAATACAGGTAGACCTTATCTTAGTACTTACAACGAACATGACTACAATAAATTCTTACAGGCTTACGAAGCCGACTTCGCGAAGTGGAGGAAAGACGGAAATGATCCGAACAAGTGGGAATATTTTGATGATAAGAAACTTAGTAAGTTCGCCGAGAGCATTGCGCCAAAACAGGTTAGAGATTACGAGAACTTGACACAAGTAGAAAAACCAGAGGACGTTGCGCCAGAGAGATGGACGAGCTTTTTGGGCAGGACAGGAGATAAAGATAAAGCGGCTTGGGCAAACATTGCAGCAAAACTCATAGCTAACCCAAGGAAAGTGGATGAATTTAATAATGATCCTATTGCACAGAAAGCTGGACTTCGCGGGGACGCTATTCTGGCGGAATTAGGTGTTCCCTATAATGGTCCAAAGACTTCATTTGAAGATAGAACACCTGCTGTACAGTCTACACCAGAAATTCCAGAGTCCAATCCGATATTTGAACATCTTAGAGCACTTGGTGCCCATCTCGGACTACCAGATCTTTCGCATATGACCTTGGATCAAGTAAAAACCGCATTAACCCCACATGGACCTTTACACAAGTACAAGCTATCTGGAACGCAGTTGATCCCACATGACTGATTTTAGTGACGATCTGAAAAATATATACGGCGGTGCGGCAGACCAGCCTGCAGCAGATAGTTCGTTTAGTAATGACCTCAAAAGTATATATGGGGACCAGCCTTATGAAGACCAATCCTCGTGGTTAGGTACTGCTGCTCGTAGTCTTGAACGGAACATAGTTCCCGGCCTGGGTGGCGCTGCGGCCGGTTTTTATACAGGTGCCGCTTTTGGTGGTTACGGTGCTATTCCAGGTACAATAGCCGGTTTTGTGGGTGGCACTATAGCTGGTTACGGTCTTCAAACTGCACAGAACTACGCAATTAAACAGGCGCCTCAGTCCTGGCAAGATGCGTTAGGCTTCAATGAGGATCAAGAAAAGATTGACGAGCGGGAACACCCATATGCCTCGTTTATAGGTGGAATGTTACCATTCGCGATAACTATGAAACCGGGGGGATTTGCTAAACCGGAAGGGTACGAAAATCTAACAGGCTTTCAAAAACTGTTAGTAGACCCTGTTACTTCCCGATTATTTAGTGGTGCTGTAGTTGGTGGTGTAGAACTGGGGCAGGAACTTGTAGGTGGTGATGGTCCTGATTGGACAAAGGTTGCAACGGCGACGGGGTTCGGATTAGTATTAAATAAAGCGAATACTCTTGGGCAGAAGATTGAAAAGTTTGGTGCGAGGTTAGGTGGTGCGAGGCCGTATGTTCCTGATGTGGAACGTGAACCGATCCCGCAGCCAGACACAGAGGGACTGTTTCATGTTCCACCTGGAGTTGAAGATCACACGATAGACGAAAATTTAACTACACCATTCTCTGAGGAGTCCAGTGACCTCTTCGGGGGCGGGTTCTTTCATAGTGAAGATACTATGCTCGCCCGTGAGGACGCGAGAGTTAGTAATCGTGCAGGGATTCCAACACCGAATACAAATCCATACGAACAAATATACGACGCACACCTTAAACAACTGGATCACGATTACATTGACGCGCCGAGTATTTTGGATAGTGGCGATTTTAATGTGATGGGAATAGGCAGTAATGAAGAAACACACCGTGGAAGTGAGGCACGTAATGAAGAAGTTAAAACAACCGCACAGGCTGCTAAACAGGCCGAACTCGCAACCTTTGGCCCAATCCAGCATGATATAGAGTTAAAAGCTCGGGCTACCCATCCTGAGTTATTTTCTGAATATGATCAACTTGTTGCGCAGCGGCAGGAACTGCACGAGCAGATAGCGAAATTAAATAATCCGCCACTTGAAGATATTCAAGCCGCGCACGCGAAAGCGAATGAAATAGAGGCACAATTAAATGCAATAGTCGCAGAGAAGCAGGGATATACTGGAGGAAAACAGGCGCGGCAGTTACGTGCACAGTTACGCAATGCCCAAGCCACTGCACAGGATTTACTTGATCGAAGCCGGGCGTATCAGACAGGTGAGGCAGAAGAGACTCCGGAGTTAGCAGCACTTCGTGAAGCACATCAAGCGATTGATTATCGACTGCGTGATGTCGGGAAAGGGATGGCTGCGGCGCGGCAGGAAGTGCAACCGGAGCCGGTTAATCCAAATCTTACGCTGTATCAACCCTCATTACTTACTCAAGCTGTTGCAGGATTGAAGGCGAAATATACTATTGTAGACGGCAAAATAAAAGAAATGCTGCCTGCGTTGCAGCGGGCAACAGATCGAACGGCGGATAATCAGGGGGTTAACGTTAATCAAATTACTCTGGACCAGAATAGGCAATCTCTTTTTAATTATTTCAAAGCGCAGGCACAAAGTGCAGGACGGCCAGCACCGGAGGCGTCCGCCTGGGCTGATGTAATAGCTAGGGGATATATGACTCGCGCAGCACGCATGGGGTATTACGCGCCACATGGAATAAGTGTTGCAGGACCGGAAGATGTATCCACGCCGATTGAGGGATTGACGTTGAACCAACCCGGATTTTTGCCTGGGTTCTATAGTGCAGTACAACATGCGGTGCTAACCTCAAAACAGGAACGGGCGTCGGGGCCACAGTGGATAAACCAGATTAGGAATACTGGTGGGGTGAAACCGGAAGAGGTTGAATGGTTGGGACTGGATAAATGGTTGCAGGGACTGGGAAAGGTTAGTAAGAAAGAGGTGATGGATTATATAAGTGCGAATAATTTGGAGTTAAAGGAACAATATAGAGGAAATATTAATACAGCCGATGAATTTGCAGAATATGAACACGTAAAACTTCCAGGCGGCGACCCAGGTTCATATCGAGAAATACTTTTGCAGCTTCCGCAGGAAGGTCGATCTTTCCAAAGTTATCACTGGGATTCACCTGATGTTCTAGCTCATATACGATTTGATACACGAACTGAACCTAATATAGAAGCAGTCAAAAAAGCAACTGCCGTTCTTGATGAAGCGGAAAAAGTTGATAAAGCAGCCGACGCAAAACAGCATGAAATGATCATGGGGTTAAGTAAGTATGCTAAGGGGGAGAAAGTACCAACAGAAGTAATTCATGCACTCGAAGAAGTTTATGAAGAGTCTAAACAAAAACACACGCTTTTTAAAGAAGCAGCAGCCGCACTAGAGCAGGCAAAACGCGACGGCAAAAAAACCTTGATGCTCCACGAAATCCAAAGTGATTGGCATCAACAAGGGAAGAAGAAAGGGTATATTGATCCGGAGGCGCTAGAAAAAGCGAATAAGGCTGTTGATGATGCTATTGCCTCACGACGGGAAGCTGGCATTCGTGAACATCAGTTAATAATGGAGTTAGCAAATGACAGTTCACCTGAAGCAATAACTCGAGTTAAACAAGCAACCGAAGAGTATAAACAATCAGCTATTGCAGTACAAACAGCACAAGACACTTATATTCGCCAACAAAAAACTAAAATTCCCGACGCCCCATTCAAAACCTCCTGGCCCGAACTCGCCCTAAAGCGCATGATCCGGTATGCAGCAGATAACAACTTTGAGAAGATTTCCTTTCCTGGGGATGCACAAACCGTTGCTAGAATAGAGAACTGGCATGACCTTACGAATGTTGATGGGCGCTGGAAGATACATAGTGGAAAAATAGATGTAACACCTATTATTGAGCGATACACAAAAGAACTACCAAAGCTTGTCGAGAAGTTAGGAAAGAAATATGGAGTAAATGTTGAGAAAACTGAACAAGAGACTAAGGGACGATCAGTATTAGAAGCACTACATGAAACATTGAGTGACAAAAAACCAACCGAGAAAGCAACACTAAACACATTCAATGTGACTCCAGAACTTCGCCAGGCTGCACAGGAAAAAGGGTTCCCTCTGTTCCAGCGTTCAGCTGCGAACGAGCCTCGGGCACGGGTTACTATTGATCCTAAATCTGGTCAAAAAGTAATAGAACTTTTTCGTAGGGCTGATGCATCTAGTCTTATTCATGAAGGTGGACATATATTTCTTGAAAATCTTAGACAGGATGCTGCACACCCAAATGCACCACAACAAATAAGAGACGATTATCAAACTGTACTAGATTGGTTTGGCGTTAAAACGTTAGATGGATTATCACACGAAGAACTGACTAAACATCATGAACGTTTCGCACGGGGATTTGAACAGTACCTCTTGGACGGGAAAGCACCGTCACCGGGCCTCGCCCGTGCGTTTGAAATGTTTAAGGAGTGGCTGACACAGATTTACGGAACCCTGGTCCGCCGAGGGGAGACCGTACCTCCGCAGATTAAAGAAGTCTTTGACCGTCTTCTCGCAACTGACGAAGAAATTGCCCGCGCCCGGCCACAAATAGAGCCAGAAGGCCACGCTACCCCAACACTATTCGACATTCACAGCGGCCTCGCTGCCACCACAGACCCGCATGAGGCCGAGGCGACGGAAGCTTCGGTTACTGCTGGCCGCAACGACGCCATCGCCCATCCGCCAAGGGAGATCACAAATGAAATCGAAACAGCCCTCCATGACAGTAGCGGAGAAACTGGAAGCGGCGCAGAGCGACTACGAGCGGTGGATGGCAGTGGCGACAAAACCGGGGATGAGTCTGGCCGCGGCCAACTGGGCACTGGGGGTGGCCAAGTCCGCCAAAGCGTCAGTGGATCTACTCAGCAAAGCCGTACCGAATCAGTTGGACCCCGATCTAACCCAATTGCTCCAACTGCCGCCCGAACCTATCAGGGAACCACCGGATCAAGATTCGTTGACGGAAAAGGGAACTTCAGTCTAAAGGATGTAAGGTCTTTTGGGGACCTGCAAGAATTAATGCATGATATGCAGGGGAACACAGGAATAAGCGAACAGCCGGTTACTCCTGGGATGTTATTGGATTTATCTAATGCGATGGGGTTGGATAGAGTTAATAGTGAATTAGGCCGCGGGTTGAATGCGCAGGATATAGTAAAAGCGCAGGCGATCCTGGGCCAGGCTTCACTGGATGTAGTAGCAAGTCGAAAGTCTTTCATTGAAAATGCTACCCCAGAAGCGGCGATTGAGTATGAGAAAACGCTTCAACGTATGAAAATGATTATGGGGAAGTACGCCCAACAGCGTACAGAGTGGGGAAGAAGTGGGCACGCACTACAACAGATTTATAAACACTGGTCGAAGGAAGCGGGTAATATTGAAGAGGCGACAGGATTAAGTTTTAATCAATTGTTGGCTGAGGCGAAACTTGGTTCGGAGATGGTTGATCAGTTTGGAAACGCAAAGTGGGTTCGAGATACGCGAAAGCCTGAATTTGGTAAAATGATACTGGAGTTCTTTACCAACAATGTTCTGTCTGGACCTGCGACGCATTTTACGTATTTTATAGCAGGACAAATACTATCTGCACATAACGCTTTGATAGAACAACCAGTTGCAGCGCTTATAGGTCAAATCCGGCAAGGGTTCGATCCAGGTCGTGAAAGAGTTTACGCCGGAGAAGCTATTGCGAGTCTTCAAGAATATATTCGTTCTCTGCCAAAGGCTACACAGGCCATGATCGAGGGCGTGCGATCCGGGCAACAAATACTACAACCTGGACAGGGACCTAGACCTCTTCCAACGTGGAGAAAACTTAGTAAAGGTGAAATACCATCTTCTGCTGAAATGCGGTTAACTGTAGATGCATTGGCGAAGACTATCGCCAGTCAGGATGTACGCTGGGGTGAAGTCCAAGCTGATTTATATAGTTTATTCCGGGGGATGAAGGATGGAATAGTATCTAACGCGAAGTTACTTGACGCGGGTGGGCAGTGGGGAACGCAGCAGTCACAGCTAGGTTATATCCCCGACGTGAAAGCCTTTGGAGCAACTATTCCAGTAGGTTCCGCTGTTCGCTTACCCAGCCGTGCTATTGCTGCACTGCACAGTTTTCAGTATACCCAAAACTATTCAATAAAGATCAATGCCTGGGCGTTTAGGCAGGCGACAAATGAGGGATTGAAACCCCGGACGACTGAACATTCAGCTAGAACAGGAGAACTACGCCAGAACCCGACAGCCGCTGCAATGGATAATTCTTCCACGCGGGCTTATGAACTGTCCATGCTTGGTGAGAGTGGTGAATTAGTTAAGAACTTGCAGAAAGTGTTTAACTGGGCACCCGAACTGCCCTTCCTTGGACAAACGCCAATCTTGAAGTTCATAGACCCATTCATCCATATTGCATCGAACGTAGTTAATCAATCTATAGTCCATCGGACTCCCTTGGGCCTCCTTTCTCGTCAGATTCGTAAAGATTTAGCTGGAGAAATTCCTGAAGGAGCGACACCTACTCAAAAAGCGCAGATACAAATCGATCAGGATTCCGCACTTGCGCGAATGATTGTTGGCTCGACTATCGCCATGACCTTTGGCGGACTTGCTTCACAGGGACTTATGTCTGGTTCCGGTCCTGCTGATCCTTCAAAGCGTGCAGTATGGGAAGCATCAGGCAATCGTGCGCATAGTCTTCGTATTGGAGATATGAATTACAGTCTTAATAGATTGGGTTCCCTTGGAATGCTCGCGAGTATCTCCGCGGATATGTATAGTGTTGCCCATTTAGCGTCAAAAGGGGACATGTTGCTGGCAGCGCAGACACTCCATCATGCGGTTACACAGAATCTACTTGATGAAAGCTTCATCCGTGGCCCGGCTGATTTCATTCAAGCAGTTGAAGAGCCGGAACGATACGGGGAACGCTACATACAGAACTTTGCAACTTCATTTATCCCAGCAAGTTCTTTTCTTACGCAGGAAAATAAAGCGATTGATCCGTACACTCGACAAGCACGAACAGTTGTGGACGCGATCAGGGCAAAGATACCCTGGATTTCACAGGAGTTAGCTCCGCGTCGAGATATTTGGGGTGAACCCATTCCAAATCCTGATGCACTTATTGGAAAGGGACTTACTGCTATATATGAAAGCCGCATGAGTCAGGACCCTGTTAACATCGCGCTTTCTAAACTTGATGCAGGTATCGCGGCGGTGCCGAAGAGTATTCGGAATGTACAATTAACTGATCAGGAATATGACGATTTTCAAAAGTATGCTGGGCGTTTACTAAAGACACGATTGAACGCGATAGTCATTTCCCCATACTGGAAACAACTTGATCCCCAAATGCAACGCAGGACAGTACAGGAGTTCATTAAACAGTCCCGAGAGGTAGCCCGAGGGATTATGTTCGGGAGGTATCCACATATCCCTGCTGATGCGACACGAGCGAAACAAAATATGTTCAAGGAGGATGATGAATGAACCCACCGCGACAGGCAGTTAAACCAGTAAAACGCACTAAGGTACACAAAGGAAAACAAAAAATACGCACTAAACATGCTCTAACAGCAAAACACTTCCTAAGTGGAAGTTTGACTATTCCAAAAAAAGATGCTAAATAATTACGTAGAAAAGGAGTTTAACATGACTACAGCTGCAGTTACCGCCACCGCACAGCCCCCAAGATTGGTGCCTACTGCTTCTCAACCTGTTCGCATTCCATGGGGTGATTGGGCTGAACAGATTTTAGTTCATGAAACTACACTGTTGGAGTCGGCAGCGGAAGCGGGAGTGCAACTTGTTGCCTCGGTAACACCCATGGGAGGACTAGTTGCTGGACTTGTCGGGCCGATCGTAGTTAAGCAACTTGTTGATCAGGGACTTGCTTTGGCTGAAGGAATGTTGAAAGGACAAGCGATCAATATTGTGGAACCTAACTGGATTGAATCCTACGTGTTAAATACTATTAATGCGCAAGCTCCCAATCTAGCTATTAAGATGGGAGATACCCTTAACCCAATCATAAAGGCGGCAATCGTCAAGGCGACGCCTCCTGAAACACCGGCTCCCTCAAAGTGGTTGGGTGCTCCTAACGCTATCTAAAAGGAACTGTGTTATGAAAAACTCTCTTATTCTCCTTGGTCTCTTCGCACTTGCTGGGTGTAATAGTGCGTCAACTGTTACAACGGCAAACAACACACTGGCAACACTGGCAAATAATCAGATTCCAGCCGCTTGCGCTATCGTCAAGGTTGCCGAAGGCTATTACTCTACGATCGTGGAAACTACTCCTGTCCCGGCGATAGCAACTGCGGAGAGTGCTGTCAATGCGATTTGTGCCAATCCACCCACGGACTTAGCAGGTGCGTTCTCGACACTGTTAAATGAGTGGGTTATAATCCAGGCGGCTACGGTTAAACCGTAGAGAGTAATTCGATAAGGAAGGAATAGTAACATGAGTCTAATTCTTGTCGTAATCGTCTTGGTACTAGTCTTCGGTGGAGGTGGCGGGTACTACGCCCATAGCTATTACGGTGGAGCGGGGTTAGGTGGGAGTTTACTTGTAACTATCTTGGTTATTTTTCTTGTAGTGTGGTTATTGCAGGGAAGATTGTGAAATATCTAATCATCGTGCTCTCCCTGTATGCCTCCAATATAGGAGAGCACGTCGTGCCTGACATAACTTTCTCAGTGTCTAATTCTCATGTAGAGCATCAAATTACGATAGAGCGGCGAGGGACGAGAACTATCGGTGCGATCATTGATGGAGTTCCGTTTCAGATGGAAGATGCGACTGCTCGGGCAGACGGCAAGGCCCTTCGTGGTGGAGGGATAACGGTACAAATATTTCAGACGACAATTACTGTAGTACAACAAGGGCATGTGACATTTTCAGGAATAATAAGTAAATCAGCCTCAGAGAAGATTATCGAATTCATCCTGGCGTGTAGACTGCCGCCGATCAAGTGGTGATTTGATGGACACAATGGAAGTCCTGATCTGGACAAATGGCTTCATTATTGTTCTTTTAGCTGTCTCAGTTACCGTGAGCTATCTTGGCTACCGTAAAGGCATTGCTAGTGGTGATAAACTAGATAAGCAGCACCTCGCCACTAATAGTCGGCTGGATCAATTGATAGTTGAAACACGGGCTAGTGGGCACGCTGCTGGTGTTGAGGAAGAGCGGAATAAGAAGAATGCCGTTTGAGGTTTCTAGGGTTAGTCTATATGTAACGATTGCGGGTCTCGTGGGCGCGCTGATTATTAATATAGCGCTGGGGGCGTGGAATTTATCTGAATTGTTTTATAGAGTGGGAGCTATGGAGCTTAAACAAACTTCCATGGTGGTGCAAGAAGAAGAGAACAGAATATCGAATGAGAAGACACTGATTGAGATCGGTAAAGTTGGTGCACAAATTGATGGGGTTAGTAGGCTTTTGGATAGGGTACTGGACCAAAATGACACTCATAAAAAGTAGCATAATTGTTATGATACTTCTTTGCAGTAGTAATGCTGATGCGCGCGGTTGGTTTCACTGGCCGTGGTACAGTTACCACCACAGGCATCATCATGTACGATATCATTATCATCAGCGCCCGGTTAGCGCACTCCCGCAAAATCCACCGGATCAGAGTAATCTGATCGAAATGCGCCACAAATTAGATGATGCTGGACGGATAATTCAAGAGGGGCCGCATCAAATTCCGCCAAAATAAAAGAAACAGAACGGAGAGTGTATTAATGACTTCTTTTGATCCGAACCCCACACACTGGTCGCCCGATTTGAAAGCGGTAAGCCAGTTAGTGACGCTGATTATAACTATAGTTGGAAGTGTTGGGGGCGGATCATTTTATCTAGGTGAGAAGATATATGATTTTGCTGAGGCACAGACACTTTTAATTCAACAAGTGCATGAAATGCAGGGGCAGTTAGTTGAGCAACGATCACAGATTCAAGATGAGAACTTACAACGTTCTCATTCATTAGCCGACTTGAAAGGGGATATTGTACCGCGGATAGCAAAACTTGAAGAGGCTATACATGTGGCTGAGGTGGAAGCTGCGGCAGCCCGTCAACATGCTGAGGATATGAAAGAAACTCTTCGACGGTTAGAAGATTACGCATCGAAGAATCTCGCAGTTACTGAATCGCATGACGCTGATATTAAGGCGACGGCGAAGGCGGTCGGGGCCGAGGATGGGACTCCTGCGCGCTAGAATTTCCTTATTAATTCACTCCGTAATAAAAGAAACAGTAGATAGTGGCTTGTTTCCCGAGCTGTTCGTTCCAAAATCCCCAGATTTGGCCGTCCTGTGATGGGAGGACCTTGTCGTAAGGGACTACTTGATCTAGTCCATCAATGTGAATTCCGTCGGGCAGTGCATGTACCTGATCCTCCAGTAGAAGATGTGCGTCTGCTGGGCCGCAACAACTGGATTTGACCCAGGCGGGGACTGGAGTATTGTTGGCCCAGTAATCATGGCCTGCACAGGACAGTATTGAGACCCCCAAGAAAAATACAAACCAAAATGATTTCATTTTATCATCCTCTCTTCAGCGGAGTATAAAACCTAACTGTTCCACCTATCCCTAATTCCAGCTTGATCCACCCGCATTGGATCATCGTCCTTACTGTAGTCTCTATTGCGAAAGGTGGCATTCGTTCTGCAAGGGACTCAACAAGGATTCCTTCTCGAACAGGTTTATTGTCTTTTTTGTAAAGTATCCACACAGTGTGATACGCTTCCTCCATTGCTTGAATTGCCCCGCCACTTTTCATTGCCTTGAAGATATGTTCCATGTTCGACTCTACTTCAATCAAAGTGTTAAACGCAAGGATCATATCCTCAATAGTTATCGTCATGGACCCTCGTGCGGCGGCCATGACCATTGATAGCTTTATAAGGTGGGCTGGCCGTCGGGTTTTATAGTGTTGCAGTCGTGGATGAATTGGGGCAGGTTCGCCGCCGTTAAGAGAGAAATCATCACCGAACTCGGCCGTTTCATCTGTAAAATGCATTTCTCCCTGCATTTCACTTATCTTCGTTAATCCTTTAACTAAACTCTCCCAAAGTTCTTTTTTATTAGGTGTTTTACGAAACGGGCTTTTCGGGATAATAATATCGTCGTAAACTATCATGTTCCGTGCGAGGAAACCCTGATCCCAAGCGCCCTCTGGAAGGAATTTCGCAAGCCAGTCGGGGGTTGTTCCGGTTAAATACTGGACTTGCGCTTTTGGGATTTCTATCTTAACTCCATCCCCGCTGCCTTTTCCGCGCCGGGATTGTGTATAGCGCCCGGCATCCCATAAATCAGTGAGTATTGCCATGTAACCTGCATCGTAGCCAGGGAACAGTGTTCCGAGTTCTGTAACTGCGACAAGAAGACAATTATACTCTAGGACTCGTTGCGTTGGTAGGACAATATTCCGGCGGGCGAGGGTTAACTGATCGAGTAAGGCAGACCCTGTTGAATCCTTTGATCCGACATGATAGTCTTTTAATTCTAACCATAGTTTCTCGACAATCTTCACAACAAAGCTTTTGCCCGCACCGGGCGGACCAAGCAGGATCGTGAACATCCCTGCGAAATAGTCTTCGTCGAAAGCTTCGACATGGAGCTTTCTTTCCATCGCCCCAGCCACCGCAGCAATCGCCCCCCATTTTCTGTAAAGCATTGAAGAAGGCGAACCGTCTGTATACGCAATAAACTCATCGATCCAACTGCCGTAGGTCCCCATTCTTGTATTTTTGTAGTCCATAAGGGTTCCCCGTCACGGCACCTGTTTTGTCGTATTCTACATCGGCCCAGTTCCATCCAACTTTTGCTTCCATAGGCACGGAGAATTGTATGTCGCGGACAGGGAAAGTGTAGGGCTGAGACACTATAGCGGGGATTAGGGAAGGCTCGTCGGCGACGAAGTACTGGAATAGGATTGAGTCATGGACTTGTAAGAGGCATTGAACACGGTTTGTGCGCCAGAAAGCCAGTAAGAGATTATCAATCTCGTCAGCAGTGAGAGATTGGGGTTCATAAGCAACTGCTTCACGAATGACTGACTCATCATCTGGCCTACCAAAAAAGTTTCGTTTTCTCCCAAGGAGGGTAGTAATACTATGTTCATGTTTGAGTTGATATCTGACGTGATCATGCCATTTCCTCATAGGAAAGCGTTCGAAGTACGGGCCCTGAAAATCAGAGACGAGTTTCATGGGGATTTTGGTAGCGAGGGAGATTGTAGGTGGAGTTCCGAGATAGTTTGAAGCGTGCGAAACACGTTTAGAAACGTCTCGACGAGACATTCCTCTATAAAATTCAACATCAGCTAGCAGCCTATCTTCTTTTGGATTGTTAGTCCATTCCAATTCAGGCCAGACAAATTTGCAGACGTTAGTGTGAAGATCGCCAGACTCACAAAAATCAAGATAAGACCGATCACCAAATAAGTTATAAAGAATAGCCCCAACATTTCTAGCATCAGCCTGCTCCAAATCCACATTACAAAACTTCATCCCTTTATCTGGAATGAAGACCCTGCGAAGCTTCCGCTCGATGTTCTGTGCGTTTCCTCCGGTACCAAATGTACTAAAAGCTGATGCAAGACGTCCAGTAGTTGTTCCTGCGATATTGAATTGGGTACGAAAGCGGCCGTCAGGGTCAATCGCAGTTCGCAGGAACCCCATCTTTTTTCCGATATCTCGGATCGCCAGGATGTGGTTGATGATTGGTTCGGCAATGGTGTATCCTCGAAGTTTTTCTAAGGCATTACGATCGACGGTAGGCACGTACTGCCCGTTAGCATTTTTATGTCGGACTGGAGGGAGACGGAGAATGTTGTAGAGGATTTCTTGGAGGGCGATCCGGGAGGGCATACCGCCTTTGCCGAACCAGGGACTGGCATAGCCGACGCCTTCTTTCAGGATTAGATCAAGGTTCCCTCGGATGAGGTCGAGTTCTTCGGAGAAGCCTGCGAGTGATTTTTCAACCTCGGCCCGGTCGATACGAACGCCAGTAAGATTCATTTCAAGGATAGGCGCTGCGAGCGACATAGAAAAGGCGTAGGTCGCAGCAGTGGTGTTGGTTAACTGGGCATGAAGCGCGTCGAAGACTTCGAGGGTGACACAGCAGTCGAGGAGGTTGTAAACTGCGTCATCGTCGAACCTGTCGAGACGGGAGGTAGGTGTGAGAGTGGAAGTGTCTATGACTCGCACGTTACTGCCATGCACAGTACTGTGTACCACCAGGACCATCTGCACAAACGTAGTTTAAGTGTTGCGCCCGTTCTTTACGAACTTCATCAACTATTGTGGTGTGTAACGTTGTCGAGCCAAATAGAAAAAGTCCAAAAGCTGTACAACCTAACATTAACCACATGGCTCCATGAACAAAAAACGCAAACCAACTCCATGCTTCTTTTCCTGCGGTATACCCTTCCTGCCAACGGGCATCCCATTTATCACTGTCGGCGTCGATTTCGGCGAGGATAGCTTTGATTTCTTCTTTGGTCATTTTATGCACCCTCTTTAATTGTCATAGTTTTTTCTCTGTGTTCTAACTTCCATGAAGGTTCCGAACTGTAAATACTTCCCATAAATGCCAATCCTTTCTCTAATTCAGGGTTAAGCGCATGACTTAAAAGCATAGTGTCCTCACGCCAGTTACGAACTGTAAGTCCAAGTGCACGCCATAGGAACTGTACGTCAAAAAGTCCGTTTTGGAAAATTTTTACGTTAGGCAAAGCCAGGACTTGTCGGACGAAATCAACTGCGGTAAGTTCTTCGTCGAGGGTAGTCCAATAGTTCCCATCAGGCTTTCTCGGGTCCGTGAACGCGACGTGGACGGCTTCCGTTGGGGAAAAGGCGAAGCCAATGCAGGTTATTTGATTTGAGAAGGTTTCAATGTCTGCGGCTATACGTGGTGAGGCTGCGAGTCTCGGTAGAAGCGAAAATAGCTCTGCAAGGGAGCAATCTATGTAAGCAAAACGCTGTGGCCGGCGAATTTCTGGGAAGTGGCTTTCCCGTTCGGCCTTGGCAAGGTCCATTAGGACCACAGGGCGAAGTGTCCAGTCACGGATTACTGCCTCTGGATGGTAAGTTGCAAGTGATTTAACTCCGGCGAGTCTTGTAGCAATAGAAGTAGTTCCACGAACTTGAGATATCCTTCCGTCACCGTGACAAGCCCAAGCCGCTGTTCCTCCGAGAGCGATGATAAGTTGTGGCCGGAAATGATCAATTTCGCTTCGAAGTCGCGTGAGTTCAGGGAGATATTTGTCAAGAATGTACTTTCCGTTTGAGAGAGGTCCAAGGGCATGAGTTACTTCTTTCTTAGTACCGCAAAGGTTGACGATATCGTTCTTCGGCTGTGGCCGGAGGTTGAAGACGTTGGTAACGAGGCAATCAGCGCGGGTGATGCCTACGGCGGCGAGCCACTTATTTAGGTAGTACCCGGATGGCCCGACGAAGGGGGTACGCAGTCTCTCTTCCATTTCTCCGTAGGCTTCGCCTAGAATAACTATACGCCCCTGCATTACAGTAAGTCCGATTTATAGTGCCTGTCAGGTAATTGTTTTTGTTTCCTAACTCGTCTTTGAATTAGACGCCGTTGCAAGTACTCTGCATCACGCCATTCCAAATATTTTGTATCTTTATGTTTAGCCCTATAAGCTATCCCAGCTATAGTCGAGCGGGTTACACCCCAGAGTTTGGCTACAGTTCCGTAAGACGCCCCATCTTTGATGGTAGCAAGCACAACTTCGCGTGTTAACGCTTCAGGTCGAGTTCGTTGTGATTTACTCATTTGAACGTCCTGTAATGCGGGTCACTTCACTACCTTCGGACTGTTTGAGTGCGGATGCGCAATCGCAAAACTGAATTCACCTAGAGTCCCAACCCACACTACTTGATCCCTGATACGGATTTCCACCCGTTTCCCGTCTGCACTGTGCCAAATGATCAAGGTACTACTTGGCATTACGTAGTGCTCGAGCTTTCAGGAATGAACTGTTCGCGTTATGCGCATACTCAGGATTTATCTCTAATCCGAGGACTCTTGCGGCACCACAGAAATCAGCCGCGCGAATTGCTGCCCCACTTCCACATGTAGGATCGAACACTGTTGATGTATTGTCCACAAGTGCATTAAAGAAATGACGGAGCATCGGCTCGTATTTTTCGGACATATGGTCTTTATTGCTTGATACGCCGTGGTAATGATTTGCAGCTGTTCTAACAATTTTTCTGTCGCCACGGGTTCCAAAGAGGCAAAACTCGAGGCAGTTTCGGAAAGTCCGGGCAGGATCACTGATGATACCAAGGTGTTTACTCCAGACAAGGGGGATGTACTGCATTTTGAAGTCGGTTTCGGTTGCGAAGAACTCGAGGAGTTCCTGGTAATTTTTCATGGAGAACCAAAACATGAGGTGCGCGGACGGAGCACAGAAGTTATCAAGATTTTTCGCAAAGGTTGCCAATAATCGAAGATAACTCTCGCGGGAGTCGTCGTAGGTTCCGTGGCTGCGAAAAGCGGACTGGTCGAATGATCCCGCGCCAACACCGTAGGGGAAATCGCAGTGAATAAAATTGAACCGCGGGCCACGATACTGGGGAGCCCATTCATTGAAGTCGGCGCACTGGATTATTTCTCCAGAAGCAGACTTTTCTTTCGGGGCGTCGATTACTTTACGAAAGTTTGCGGTAGCTTCATCAGCCTTTCGGGCGAGCTTACGCTCAACTATTCCGTGAGCGACTGAGAAGCGTTGGGCAGAGACGACGTTCTCGGTCCCTTTGGAGAGTTCTTCCGCGACCATCAGGAACCGAGAGATGTTAGGTTGGGAGATGCCAAGAGCAGTTGCTGTATCGGTTTGAGACCAGACTGGGGTGGATTGTTGCATGAGTTTATGGTAACGCTGGACTGCGGCGGCGTGATCCTGCCAGGGGAGGTCGACCCGTTTGACGTTTTCCTCGAGTTCGATTATTTGGAGGGTGATGGGGTCAAGGTCGGAAGTGTACTGGGCGGGGATGTGGGTCCAGCCGAGTTGTGTGCAGGCCGTAAGGCGGCGCATTCCGGCGACGAGGATGCCATCGGAGGTTATTACGATAGGGTTGATAAGGCCGACGGAACGGATGGACTCGGCAAGTTCGTTGATGGCGGTTAACTCGCGCCGCTGACGATCAGGGGGGACGGTGATGGTGGAGATGAGAGTGGATTGAAAGCGACCGGAGGTCATCGAGCACGCTCGCTTTCAATCACTTTCAAAATAGCCGCCCAAGTACGAGGACCGAATGTAACTGTAGTAAGTGGTTCAATCGGTTCCCAGTGAATAAAAACACGATCGGCAGTTGCGCCTATATATAGATCTTCCGCGACTTGTACCCATCGATCAGGTTCTACATCAAGTATTGTCGCTGCGGGTAAAAGCTCTACCATGTTCCCTCCATAAAACGTAAGCCTGGGGAAGATTTGAACTTCCCATCTCCACTACACTTATGATCGTGGTGCTTTAGCCAATTAAGCTACAGGCCTATTTGGTCTGCGTAGCAAGACTTGAACTTGCAACCTACGGCTTCCAGGGCCGCCACTCTGCCAATTGAGCTATACGCAGGTTAACCTACCTTAAACACCCGCGCAATGTTCGCGACAGGGCGACCA